GTAAGTAGAAACGGTCATAGAATTATGGGTGACTCAGATGATATGACAGTTAATACTGACAATGCAGGATTTGCTCTAGTTTATTATAACGCAACTTACGGATGGAGGTTAAAAGAGAACTAATGGGTTTGTATGCAAAATATAAAGTAATGCCATCTGGATTAGTTGCTCCTGGACAACATGTCTATCATGATTTTCAGCATACTGGTGATAGTGATATGGGTCAAGAGCCTCACAGTTTGGTAAATGTATTAGTACATAAAGGAAGTAACATTCATATTGGTACTGGACCTACTATTAGTACTGAGAGAGAAGGTGCCTTCTACAAATATCATAATATTGTAGCAATAAATGGTGTTGGTAGAGGAGCAGGTAATGGTGTAGATGTTTTAAGATGGACTGCAAAAGATAATAGAAATGATCAAGCACCAGCTAGCAGTTCGTTTTACTCTGTAGTTCAAGTACATATGAAATCAGCTGGACATACATCTGCTGGAGGTAACGGTTCAAAATATGAGATAGCATCTGTAGAATATAACGGAGGAGCACCCTCAACTCTTAATCAAACATATCCAGTAGCTATAGGATACAATCCTTTGTTTACATTATCACATAGCGGTTACACTACTACTCTTGAAGTTGCCGGAGGAGGATCAGGAGCCGGTGGTTTCAGTGGTCTTTTTGAAGTTGAAATTTATTTTTCAAGAGGACAAGGTTCAGCTGGTAGTTATATTTTATTTGATTTAGAGGAGCTAATTTAATGGATTCGGAAGGATATGTTTTTGGAGGTAATGTAACTCAAAGAAATTTGAGAGTTGTTACAGATAGACAAAAAGCCTATTCTGAACAATTAGGTGGTTGGCAAGAACAGCTAGAAATGATTTATGAAGATGAGGCTGGATGGAGAGCTAAGATTGCTCAAATAAGAATAGACAATCCAAAGGAATAGGTTAAATAGAATATGGGAATTAGATCAAAATCGTGGTATATTTCTAGACTAGTTCGCTCAACTGGTATTGTTAGAAATGAAGTAATAGAAGCTACTGGAACTGCAGACTCTGATGTTGCAGCTATTGCTGCACTTCGTAGAGAAGCCGATTCTGATACAGTTCGTATTCAATCAATAGCTACTGAAATTGAAGGTCTAGATGTATTAGTAGATTCAGATCTTAAAGCTATAAGTGATTTAAGAAATGATGTAGATAGTGACAGCTTAAAAATTCAAGCATTAGAAGAGACAGTAGCTGGACTACCAACTACTTCTTTCGATAGTGATCAAATAGTTGCTATTATAAATGAGAACTCGACAAGCGGGTCTGTAGATTCCGATGTTGCAGCTGTTGCAGCTTTACGAAGAGATGCTGATAGTGATAGTATAAGATTGCAACAAATACAAGCTGCTGTTGATTCAGATTATGCTCTCTTTAATGCTAAGATTGCATTGTTTAATGGTCTTACTGATAGTGATCTTTCAGTTGTAGCTGAATTAAGAAACGATTTAGATTCTGAAATAGCTAAAGGTCAAAATATATCTCAAACTGTATTCGAATATACTACTACAGCTCCTACTACTACTTTTTCAGGAGCAGATGATAATGGTAAACTCTTAAGTTATAGTGTAGGTAGAATACAAGTATACTTAAACGGTTTATTATTGTCTGAAGGAGCATCAAGAGATTATACAGCTACTAATGGTACCTCTATAGTACTGACAGAAGCTTCAGACTCTGATGATGTTTTAACTGTGGTTAAGTTTTTAGGACAACCGGATGATGTACTAACCGAAAGAACTGTATTTAAAGTAACAAGCGGAGAACATTCAGCAGGTGATTCTGAGTTTTCAGTAACTTATACTCCAGGTAAGATTCAAGTATTCTTAAACGGTGTTTTACTTAATGATTCTGATGACTATACAGCTACTAATGGAACTTCCATAGCTCTTACCACTGCACCAGATTCTGACGATGTGTTGTCAGTATTTAGATTTTTAGGTACTGAAATAACCCATACAGGATTTGATTCTGATCAAGTTACAAGCATAGTAAAAGAAACATTTACTAACTTAGGTAATAGAAATATTCAACTGGGTGGTGCAGAAAAAGACTCTGATATTTTAGGATATCATATTAAGATTCTTGGTAATGAATCAAATGTAGACAGTGAACAAAATACATTTAATCTTAGAAATTATGTTGAAAGAAAAGTTTGTGTAGTTAATTCAAGTGCAACTATAGCATACATTTATTATGGTGGTTTTGCTAACGAACAAGGTGGTAACCAGTATGATAGAACTACTGTGTTTATAAATTGGACAGGTCATCAAAGTAGTGGTGCTGGTACAGTTTTTGGCAAAGCGCTTCATGCAACTATTCAAGCTACAACCTGGACTTCAGGACAAGCGTTTGCAGGTTCAACACACGGAAGTTTACCTGATTTTGCCATCACACATGATTCATCAAACGAAAGATTTATAGTAAGTATAGGTACATCTACTAATGGTTGGGGAACAGCTGACGTTACTATTCAAGTTGGTAGATATCCAAAACAGATAGAGTGGTTGGTATAATGGGAAAAGCAACTAAAGCATTACATTTAGCTAGAGCTATGACCTCGCAAGCATCTGGTGTTAACATAAGTCCCGATCTGGGTTCTAATACAAAAAGTTTTAGAAACTTATTAATGAATGGTGATATGAATATAGCTCAAAGATTAGCTGTAGAGCAAAGCGGTCTTGGTGCATCTTCATTTACTGGTATTAATACAACAACATATATAATGGACAGATGGAGATGGGCTCAAGATGCTGATTGTGTAGTAACTTTAAGTAGAAGTACTGATGTTCCAGCTGGCCTTGGATTTCCCGCTTCATTTAAAGTAGATGTAACTACAGTAGATTCTTCTATAGGTGCTGATCAACTTGCTCATATTCAAACAGCAGTAGAAGGAAGAGATTTACAACATCTTGCATACGGAACTTCTAGTGCAAAAAAACTAACTTTGTCATTTTGGGTTAAGTCTACTAAAACAGGTACATATTGTATTTGTTTAAGAAAGCCTGACAATACTGCTTATGGGTTTATAAAAGAATATACTATTAACACTGCTGATACATGGGAAAAGAAAATAATTCATATAGAACCTGATAGCAATATAAAAGCTTCTGGTGGTGCTATAGATAATGATACAGGATTAGGTTTTAGAGTTATCTGGGCATTGTGTGTTGGATCTAATGACACAGGTACTGATAATGCATGGAATGCTGATAGTAGTGGAGCAAAGACTGCAACTACAAATCAAGTTAACTTTTTAGATAATACTGCAAATGATTTTTATCTAACCGGTTGTCAATTAGAAGTAGGAGACAAAGCAACAGAATTTGATTTTGTTCCAACCGATATAGAAACTTTTCGTTGCAAAAGATACTATCAAAGATATAATAGAAATGCAAACTATGCAGGACTTGGTGTTGTAGTCCCATGGAGTACTACTAATGGTAATTTATTATGGACAATGGAAGTACAACCAAGAGGTAATCCTTCTATTGAATATGGTGATCTTTCTCATTTTGACATATTTGGAGTTACTGGAACAGGATCAACTGGTGTTCCTACAGGTTTTAGCAATTCTGGATGGGCTGGAGGTACTAGTATAGATATAGGTGTAACCGGTTCGGGGTTTGTTGCAGCAAGAGCTATGCTTGTTGAATATGATAACACATCAACAAACTTACCAGCTTTTTTAGCAATTAACGCGGAGTTATAATATGGCGAGATATCAATTAGTAAGAAAAAAAGATGGAACTGTAGCTGGAGTTTTTAGTGATGAACTTAAAAAAGGTATTCCAGCAGATTCGGATAATATGGACTGGCTAGAATATTTGGAATGGGTTAAACAAGGCAATGTAGCAGATCCTCCAGTAGGTGAAGAATAAATATTTAAAGAGAAATAATTTATGGCTTATAATTTTGATTCTGAATTTTACCCTATGATGGTCCGCGTAGAAGCGCAGACTGGAATCATTGTTCATTTCGATGAGAATAGTGATTATGAAGGTGTGTTTAGAGTTGAAATTGATTCTGATTATATAGTAGGAATAATTGATAGTAGAATAGCTGCAGTATCTGGACTTGATTCTGATCAGACTTATAACATGATTCAAGAGCATGCTAAGTTTACAGATTCAGATCTAGCTGTAGTAGCTACTCTTAGAAACGAAGTTACAACTTTACGTTCAGATGCTGACTCAGATAGTACTAAACTTCAAGCATTGGAGGTAAAAGTTGAACTTATTGAAGCTTCTCTCGATTCAGATCAAACAGTATCTCTAGATCTTATTAGAAGAATAGATAGTGATGCAGCTAGAATATCTGATCTAACCAGAAATGCAGATTCAGATGCTAATACTATTAAAGAGCTTGTAGGTACGTTAGACTCAGATGGTAGATTGTTAGAAAAAGTATTACAAGCAGAATCAGATATTATTAAATTAAGGTCGGACTTAGATTCTGAATCAGTTCAGGTTAGAGCTCTTAGAAGCGATGTAGATTCAGACTTGTTTGATATGAGTGATGTTATAGCAAGACTAGATTCAGATGAGCTTAAGGTTCAAGATTTGGAAAGAAGATTAGCAATCTTAGAAGCTAATGTAGATTCAGATAGACTATGGACTAGAAACGAAGTATACAATCAAATTGAACCAAGACTTGATAATCTAGAAGATTCAGATTATTATGATTCTGATAGAGTGGTAAGAACTATAGCTCTTAATAGACTTGATCCTACAGATAGTGATACATTACTAACAGCTATTAAGAACGAAACTGGTAGTCATTTAACAAGAATTATTTCGTTAGAAAGTTTATTAGGAATAAGTTCATCGTCAGCTGCAGTAGCTTCACCTAGTGACTCAGATCTAAATACAATTGAATATGCTCAAGATGGTTCTACTTTATCAGTAAACACAGTTATAAGCTGGTATATGTATAGCTTAGGCGGCGGAGAGATTATTAGAAGACAGTTTACTATAACGGAAGGTTCCCCTTATAGTGCAATAATTAGAACATTAGCTTACACAGTCAATAATGATTCTGTAGCTATGGAATATTTAGACAGCTTTAGAATAGATTATGATCAACCTGGTGACGCAGACGATAAGATTCATTTTAGATTTAAAACCGGGTTTGAAGATATGACATTTGATGCTGAAGTCGATATTACTGGTGACTCTGGTAGATTGACAGTTACACAATAATGAGAAATATAAATATAGAAAGAGTATAATAGGAGTCTCACAATGGCATTTTTAGTTAGTCCAGGTGTGCAAATTGTAGAAAAAGATCTTACTAACATCATCCCAGCGGTGTCTACATCGATTGGTGGTTTTGCTGGTAAATTTGAATGGGGTCCAGCGTTAGATGTGACAACGGTATCTTCAGAGAAAGATCTTATAGCTAAGTTTGGATACCCAAAAATTTCAACAAATGACGCATCTAGCACTAGAGATGACTGGTTTGCAGCTGCTAACTTTTTAGGTTATGCTAATCAGTTACAAGTTGTAAGAGCAATATCAGATGGAGCTAGAAATAGTGCTTCAGAGCCAGTAGTTGGTTCTTCATCTACAGTTTCAGTTGTTCTAACAGGTACAGTATCTTCTACAGTGTTTACATCATCTAATGTAGTTCTTTATGATGGTTCTACTTCAGTTTCATTTACAGCAGATGCTAGTACATTAGGTTCAGTTGCAGATGCATTTAGAGCAGCTTTGGTTTCTGCAGGGGTTGGTTCTGTTTCAGTTGACTCAGATGGTATAGCAGGTATTGTTGACCCAACAGTTAAGTATGCTGCATCAGGTATTACTTTACCAGCTGCACAAACAATTAACGGTGTAACATTTACATTCTTTGTAAACACAGATGCAGCTGCTACAGCTACTACATTAACATCGGCTCAGCTTAATAACTTAGACGATTTCTTAGTAGAAAAAAGTACATTAGTTAACGGATCAATATATGCAAGATTTCCTGGAAAATTAGGAAACAGTATTGGTGTTATCTTGATGGATGCATCTATTGATGAATCTGACTTTAAGAACCATGTATTATTTGGAAGTACAAAAGCGTCAGATCTATTTGATACTAAACCTGGAACTAGCTCTTGGGGTTCAAATTATTCGACAGCTCCTCAAGATGAACTCCATGTTATTGTATATACTACAGATACTCTTATTACAGGTAACGCAAATGAAATATTAGAACAATATGGTTACTTGTCAAAAGCTAAGAATGGTAAGACTGCAGATGGAGGTCCAAACTTCTACGTAGATATTATTAATGACCAGTCTCAATGGATTTATGCACTAAGTGAAGAATCATCAGCTCAAAGCGCAGTAATTGATTCGGACTCAGGAGGAAGCGTACTACAATCTATTGGAGATACATTAAGCAGCCTTACATCTTCAACAAGGTTTAAGTATTTTCTTACTAATATGTCCTTAACAGGGTTTAGAAAATATGCGTTGGGTGGAGGAACCGATGGTGCTTCTGTATCGGATGGTAATTATACCACAGCATATGACTTGTTAAAGGATGATCAAGTAATTGATGTTAACTTACTTATTACAGGTGAAAGATCTGCAACAGTTTCTAAACATGTAATAACAATAGCAGAAGCGAGAAAAGATGCAATTGCATTCTGTTCACCAAGTTATTCTGCTGCAGTTAACAATCCAACAGCAGAAAAAGTAATTAATTATTTTTCTACATTTAACTCTTCATCATATGCAGTATTTGACTCTGGTTATAAGAGACAATACGATAGATACAATGATGAGTATTTTTGGATGCCTCTTAATCCAGACACAGCAGGACTAACAGCTAGAGCAGAATTTACAAATGATGCTTGGTTCTCTCCTGCAGGTCTTAACAGAGGATTTATTAACAATGTAGTTAAATTATCATTTAATCCAAATCAAACAGACAGAGATCAGCTATATCCAAATAGAGTTAACCCTGTAGTTACCTTTAGAGGTCAAGGTACACTTCTATATGGAGATAAGACTGCCTTATCTAGACCATCTGCATTTGATAGAATTAATGTTCGTAGATTGTTTATTGTTCTTGAGAAAGCAATTGCAACTGCAGCTAAGTTCCAGTTGTTTGAATTCAACGATGACTTAACAAGAAGAACATTTGTTAATGCAGTAGAACCTTTCCTTGCTGAAATTTCAGCTCGTAGAGGTATAACAGACTTTAGAGTTGTTTGTGATACTTCAAACAACACTGGTCAAGTCATTGATGGTAACAGATTCGTTGCTGATATCTACATTAAACCAGCTCGCTCGATTAACTTTATTACACTTAATTTTGTTGCGGTGAGAACTGGAGTTTCATTTAGTGAGGTAGCAGGAGCATAAGATGACAGTTCGTATTGATGATTTTAAAACAGCTTTAGCTGGTGGTGGTGCAAGAGCTAACCTATTTAGAGTAAATTGTAACTGGCCTAATGGAGACATTCAAGGTGGTGCTAATACAGCATTCGGCGCAAGTGCAACAGAAGCTCTTAGTTCTTTTATGATAAAAACTGCCGCAATGCCAGCTAGAACAATCGGAGAAGTTATTGTTCCGTTTAGAGGTAGACAATTAAAAGTATCTGGAGATACTATCTATGATGCTTGGACGGTACAGGTTATTAACGATAACAACTTTGCTGTAAGAAATGCTTTCGAAAGATGGCAAGATGCGATAAACGGTGCAGCTACAAACGTATCAGGAAGAGGTGTTGATGCTTCTTCATTTGACTCATACACGGCTAATATGGAAATTGAACAACTTAGTCGTACAGGTGCAGTCATAAAAAGATATGTATTGTATGCTGCATGGCCTACTGTTGTGGATACTATTGATGTCTCCTACGACAGTACAGATACAATTGAAGAGTTTGCTGTTACATTTGCATATCAGTGGTGGGAAGCTAACACTACTAGTGAGCCTACAACTGGTAGAGTCACTGCTGATGTTGCTGAAGTACCTGTAACACAATAACTCTTCATTACATAATGAGGAGTCCTTATGGCTATTCAAAAAGAAGAACTTTTCGGATTCGAACTAGTTCAGAACAAGAATGATAAACCAGTTCCGTCACCCATACCAAAACCTATGGATGATGGAACTGATCTTCCTGTTGGCGGCCGTATTGGTTATACTTACGAACAGTATAGCAAAGCGCGTAATGAACATGCTCTCATAGCTCAGTACAGAGATATATCTTTTTATCCAGAAGCTGATTCAGCTATAGATGATATTGTAAACGAAGCTTTTACAACTGAGCATGAAAGACCTACTGTATCAATTAGATTAGATTTACTTAACATAGATGATAGAATTAAAGAAACTATTAGAGAAGAGTTTAAAAACACTCTTCATTTACTTAAGTTTCAAAGAAGATCATATGATATTTTTAGACAATGGTATGTAGATGGTAGAGTCTATTATCAAGTAATTATTGATCCTAATGATTCTAGAACAGGGATTAAAGAACTTAGACCTATTGACGCTTTAAAAATTAAAAGACATGTTAAGCCGTTCTATGAAAAAGACCCTAGAACAGGTGTCCCTATCTTAATAAAGGTAGATGAGTTTTTTGAATACTCACCCGATGGAGGCAATAATGGAGTAAAACTATCTAAAGATAGTATTGTATTTTGCCCGTCAGGTTTAGTTGATAGAAACAAAGGACAAATAGTAGGTTATTTAGACAAGGCAATTAAACCATTTAATAATTTAAGATCAATGGAAGATGCTCTTATTGTATATCGTATAGCAAGAGCACCTGAAAGAAGAATATTTTATGTAGATGTAGGAACATTACCTAAAATTAAAGCAGAGACTTATCTTCGTGATATGATGAATAGGTATAGAAATAAAATAGATTATAACCCTAACACAGGAGAAATTCGTGACTCTAGAAAATTTATGTCACTCCTTGAAGACTTCTGGCTCCCTCGTAGAGAAGGTTCGCGTGGTACAGAAATTTCGACACTCCCTGGAGGACAAAATCTTGGAGACCTTGATGACGTCAATTACTTCAAAGAAAAATTGTACCAATCACTCAACGTCCCAATCTCAAGAATCAACCAAGACAACAACTTCCAGCTCGGAAGAGCATCAGACATCTCAAGAGATGAGATCAAGTTCAGTAAGTTCATTAAAAGAATAAGAAAACAATTTGCTGAGATTTTTAACGAAGTATTAAGAGTTCAATTAGTACTAAAAGGTGTATGTACTCAAAAAGAATTTGAAGAGATGAGACAATATATCTCTTATGACTATCTCAAAGATATGCACTTTGATAAACTTAAACAAGTAGAACTACTTAATGACCAATTAAGTGTATTAAGAGATGCTTCTGAGTATGTAGGTAAATATTTCTCAATAGAATATGTACGCAAAGTAATCCTTGGTCAAACAGAAGAAGATATTGCAAGAATAGATAAAGAAATTATGGATGAGATGACTAAAGAACAAATTAAAGATCCTGATGCACCTCCTTCTCCGTTTGGATTTGAGAGTGTTGATCTACCAGGACCTGAAATAGTACCATCCGGAGAAAAAGATGTTCTTACTATAAATACTGAAACGGAGATTGTTGAGCAAGATGCCTCTACCTTACAATAAACAAGAGTTAGCAGATTGGATCTTACGTAGACTCGGTGCACCGGTTATCAACGTAGAGATTGCTGATGTTCAACTTGAAGATTGTATTGATGAAGCAGTTCAGTTCTTTCACTATTATCATTATGACGGTGCTCAAAGATCTTATAGAACAATTAAAGTAGATACTAATCTATTAAACCGTAACAAAAGAATACATCAAGATTTAACAGCTGAAGATTTTGACTCTGATATTTTAAACACCTATAGAGTAGGTGATAGAGTCATGCTTAAGAAAGATAATGTACAAGGTAAAAGAATTTATATTAAGAAAGATTCAGAAGCTCCTGATTACGATTCAGATCAGTATGGAGCTTTAGTTTTAGATTCAGATGGTGTAACTTATAGAGCTTTAGATTCTGATTTAGATTTTTCTGATTCTGATTCTCCAACCAGATTTACTCAAGTAACTAGACATGATGGCTTTAACAAATACTTTGTAGAAGAACAAGTATTGCTAGAAGAACAAAATATTACAGTCACTAGTACTGGTCAAATAGGAATTAAAGTGCCAGATAGTATAGTATCAGTTACAAAGGTTTCTAAAGTTGATTCCTTTACTCAAGCGGGTATGTATAATTTTGAGTATCAATATTTTTTAAACAACTTTGATATGTTCTATAGCGGTGCTCATGGTACAGGTTTATCAAATTATTATACACAAAAATTAAATGTAGAACATATTGATTTTCTTCTCAATACAATGCCTGCTATTAGATTTAACATGTATAAAAGTAGATTATACTTAGATGTTGATTGGAAGAGAATTAATACTCAAGCAAGTAATAAGAATTTTTATTTACTTTGTGAAGTTTACGAAGTAGCCGATCCTGAAATTAATGGAGAGGTATATAAAAATACGTGGTTAAAAAGATATGCAACCGCGTTAGCAAAACAGCAGTGGGGTTCTAATTTGAAAAAATATCAAAACACAGAACTACCTGGTGGAGTACAACTTGATGGTCAAGGGTTATGGCAAGAAGCTACAACTGAAATTCAAGAGTTAGAAGAAGAGTTAAAGAATGCAACACTTGAAATGGATTCTATACTCTGGGGTTAAAAAGGAATAAATAAATTATGATGGACTTTAGAGATTTTTTACAAGCTGATGAGTCAGATGATTTTAATAAATCTTTCAAAGAAGAGATGACTAAGCGCGTTTTTGCTAAACTCGACGACATGAAACGTACTATGGCCAAAGATTATTTGACGAGTGATGAAAATGAATCTTCTTGAATGGAAACAATATCAGACTCAAACGTTTAGAGAAGAGTTGAAGAGACAGATGCATGCTGGCGTGTCTCATGATACTCACTTCTTGTTTTCTGACGAACAGTTAGAAGAAATGAAGCAAGAAGTTGAAATAGAACGTTTTGAAGAAACAGTAACCTTTGATGGTGAGATTGATTTAGACCCTCAACTAATCGAAAATCATTCTGAAGTACAAGAAGTATTTGACTTTGTTCCTAACGAAGAAGGTCAAGTAATGGATTTGGTATTTGAATTTGATTTAAATGTAATCGATCCTTCTATTAATAGCATGAATGCTTTACGTGAGCTTTTATTTGCTGAAGATTATGAAATGGAAATGATAGAAGAAGAGAGTATAAAAGAAGGTGAAGATTTAGACGGAGAAGATAAAAATTGTGGTTGTGGTCAAACTCCATGTAAGACTTACGGAATGAAAGATGCATTATCTGATGAAGATTTAGATCGTTGTAATGAAAATGTAATCGCCGAGGAAAAGAATCCAGCCGGAGGTAAAAAGACAAAAGGTAAACCACAAAGAGCAAAAGTAATTTTTAAGAGAGCTAAAGGTCAAGTAAGTAAAAAGAAAATTTGTGGACCAGGAATGAGATTAGCAGGTAATAGATGCTTGCCTCAAACAGGAACTCAGAAAGCAAAGATGCGCCGCGCTGGTATAAAACTTAAAAGAGCGAAAAGAGCTATGGGCGGCGGCGCTAAGAAAAAAGCAGCATTGAAAGCTAAGATTACCAAACGTAGAGTTAAAGGTAGATCTAGATCATTGGCTAACACGACTAATTAAAGGTATAGAAAATGGCAACTAATGTAGTATCAAAAAATTTAAAAGGTGGTGGCTCTACACCAGGAAATAGAGTAGTGTATCATATATACGATGCCAATGCTTCTTTAACAGCTCAAGATTTTACTTTCGCTAGAGGTTCAGGAGCTATAGGAGATTCTGAATATGTGCCTGTAAGAATAATTGAGTCAGTTATTAACATGGGGCAATCTCCTGTAACAATTGATGGTAAAGATTTTGAAACAGGAAGATGGGAAATGTCAATGCATGGTGGAATTAGATTAGATACAGTCGGTGTATGTGCTGTAACTTTCGGAACTGCTAGTCAAGGAAATGTATTGATAGAATTCAGGAGCTAGACATGAAACTTATTAAAGAAGATATTAGCTTTAATGATATGCAAGTTTTGTCAGAAGGTAAAGGTTCTGATAAAAGAATGTATATATCAGGTCCTTTTTTGCAAGCAGTAAAAGAAAATAAAAATAAAAGAATTTATCCAGAACAAGTAATGGATAACGCTGTAGCTAATTATCAAAAAGATTATATTGACGAAAAGCGCGCACTCGGAGAGTTAAACCATCCAGCAGAACCTATTGTTAATCCTGAGCGTGCTGCTATAATGACAGAAAGTTTAAAGAAGACACCTACAAAGGAAGCTATCTATTATGAAGGTAAAGCTAAAGTACTCTCTACTCCTATGGGTAAGATTGTAGAAAACCTTTTACAAGATGATGTTAAAATTGGTGTTTCTTCTAGAGGTTTAGGATCGCTGATGCCAACTAATGGTATTAATATAGTAGGAGAAGATTTTACTCTTACAACTGCAGCTGATGTTGTATTCGATCCTTCTGCTCAATCTTCTTTTGTTGAAGGTGTTTATGAGCAAGCAGAGTGGATTTACGAGTCTGGAATGTGGAAACAAATTGACTTAGACTTCCAGAGAGAGAAATTAAAAAGAGCTAAAATGAAAGAGCTCAACAAAGTTAAGTTGGAAGTATTTGAGAGCTTCTTAAAAACACTTTAATATAAATAGATTAACGGAGTTTAATACAATGGAAAAAAATAACGGTTTAATTGATGTTATTGAGGAGCTTTTGGAAGCAGATATGACTGCACCTAAAAAGGTTAAAAACCCTCAAAATAAAATGGCTGCAGAAGAAAAAGTTGAAGAAGCACAAGACAAGTCAGATGCTTCTGTTAAAAAGCTTCCTAATTCAAAGCCTAAAGCAGATAATCAATCAGATAATTCATCTGAGATTATCGGATCTGAAAAAGGCGCAGCTATGGATGCTGGCGGTGATAAGGATGTAGGTAAGATGGATAAAGGTAAACTTCCTTCTGATGCATCTGATAATTCTAGCGAGGTTATCGGTAAGAACTCCGGAGCAGCATTAGATGCAGGGGGTGATAAAGATGTTGGAAAGCCTAAAAATAAAGATAAAGGTCAGCCTTCAGATGCTTCACCAGCAGCTGAGCCAAATAAAGGACCACATAATCAAGCTATGGATGAAGATCTACATGATGCAGATGACAGCATTGCTGAAGATGACGGAAGTGATAATGAATCTGTGGAAGAAGGTCAAGACACCAAAGTAGAAAAAGATTCTAACGATGAACAGCTTCCAGATGAAGAAAAAGAATCAATGAAGAATATGAAATCTGAAGAAGTTGAAGAAGATATGGAATGGGATTGGGATAAAATTGATTCATTATCAGAAGACGAATTTAATGAGCTAGTTGATCAATTAAGTGAAGACGAGCTTAAAGAGTTTAATGATCATTATGAAGAGCTTAAGGAAGCTAAGCATAAAGATAAAGAAGATGATGATGAAGATCATGATGATAAGGAAGAAGCAGACGAGTCAGTTGAAGAAGGTCATGATAAAGATCATGATGACGACGATGACGATGACGATGACGATGATGACAAAGAAGAAGCTGATGAGTCTGTAGAAGAAGAAATGGAGTGGGATTGGGAAAAGATCGAAGGTCTTACTGAAGAAGAATTCCATGATTTCTATACAAACTTATCAGAAGAAGATCAGGCAGAGATTGAAGACCATTATAAAGAAGTCACTGAAGCTCATGACAAAGGAGACATGGATGGTGATGGAAAAGATGAGCCTGACGATAAAGAATATATGGACAATAAAGATAAAGCTATCAAAAAGGCTATGGGCAAAAAAGCTGAAGAGTCTGTAGAAGAAGCTAAACATAAAGATAAAGAGGATGATGAAGAAGAGGTTGAAGAAGCAACTGGTGAAAAGCTTGAAGCAGCTCCTTCTAAAGCTGAAAATGATGCTATGCGTCCTAATGAAGAAAAAGGTAAAAATGAGCCTACATCTAAGGGTGGTAATCCTGGTGAAGGAGCTCATGACCAATCTAATGATCCAAATGAAACATCTACAAAAGCTAATCCTAAAGGACCAGTTAAAGAAGATGTTGATGATTTAACAGAAGATCTTGAAGATGACTTCAAAGAAAAAGCAGCAGTTATTTTTGAAACAGCTGTTAATGAAAAAACAAATATCATTAGAGAAGAAATCGAAGCTGAGTACGCTCAACAATTAGAAGAAAAAGTTGATGAGATCAACGAAAGAGTTAATGAGTATGTTGACTATGTCGTAAATGAATGGCTCGAAGAAAATCAACTTGAGATTAAATACTCACTTCGTACAGAAATTGCAGAAAACTTTATTCGCGAAATGAAGACAGTTTTCGAATCAAACTTTATCGATATTCCAGAAGAAGAAGTATCAGTTGTTGATGAATTGACTGAAGCAGTTGAGTCATATAAAGAGCAAATTGAAGAGCAATCTTCTGAGCTTGAGACAGCTAAGAAAGAGCTTTTGGAAATAAAGAGAAAAGAAATTGTCGAGTCTATCGGTGATGACCTTCCACAGACACAAAAGATCCGCTTAGAAAAGTTGTCTGAGAATGTTGAAGCTGAAGACATCGAAGAGTTCAGATATAAAGTCGAGCAGCTTAAAGAAGGCTATTTTGATGAGTCATCTGAGCAACCGCTTCTTAGCTCATTGAGTGAGGAAGTATTCGGTGGAACCGTTATCGAAGAAGATGATAGTTCTGTATCGCAGTACGCGAAGTTTCTTTCAAAGACTGTGACTAAGTAAGAAAATATAAAGAGTATTAAATATATAAGAAAATTTAGACATTATAAAATTTTTGAAGGAGAAACAAAATGTCAACCGATGTCCTTATGGAAAAATGGGCACCAGTAATTAACCACGACGATCTCGATCCTATTCAGGAAAGAGACAAGAAGGCGGTTGTTGCTCAGGTCCTTGAAAATACTGAAAAGGCATTGAAGGAAGAGGCAGGTGTTCTCGATGAGTCAATGGTATCTGGTGCTGCTTTTGGTGGCGCATTCTCAGGTGCTGGTTCTAACGCTACAGTAAATGCTACTGGACGCGCTGGTTATGACCCGATTATCATCTCACTCGTCCGTCGTGCTATGCCACAAATGATGGCTTTTGATCTCTGCGGTGTGCAGCCAATGTCTGCTCCAACCGGATTGATCTTCGCACTTCGTGCTCGTTACGGTGCAAACAATGAAACCGAAGGTGGAATTAACGCTGCAGAAGCTTTCTACAACGAAGTATTCCCGAACTATTCAGGTACAGCATTTAATACTGGTTCACCAGGAACTCATGCTGCAGGTTCAAATGATGCGGATGCAACCAATCCATTTGCTCCTGGTCGCGCACATAATGATGGCGCTGCTACTTCATCTGAATCAGATGGTTTCGGTAACACAGGAACACCTGTAAATGATCCTTTCCAGGATACAGTTACTAGTGATCCAGCACTGAACACTAACTACAACCCAACAATGGCAGAAGGTACTACACCTTATGGCATGACCACCAGAGAAGGTGAAGGGGACAACTTCCGTGAAATGTCATTCACAATTGAACGTACAGCTGTAGAAGCTAAGACACGTGCGCTCAAGAGTGAGTACACCATGGAATTGGTACAAGATCTTAAAGCAGTTCACGGCCTTGATGCAGAAGCTGAGTTGTCAAACATTTTGTCAACTGAAATTCTTGCTGAAATTAACCGTGAAGTGGTACGCACAATGGTTAGCCAAGCTAAGTATGGTGCAGACGGTTTAACTAACGATGGTATCTTTGACCTGATTGCTGATGGTCAAGGTCGTTGGTCAGTTGAGCGCCAGAAGGGCCTTATGCTGCAGCTTGAAAAAGAAGCTAATAAAGTAGCTTTCGAAACTCGCCGTGGTAAGGGTAACTTTGTACTCTGCTCAGCAAACGTAGCTTCTAGCTTGACAATGGCTGGTCTTCTTGACTACTCATCAGGCTTGAGCGATAATCTAAACGTTGATGTTACCTCAGGTGTGTTTGCAGGTACCCTCAATGGTCGTATGAGAGTCTATGTAGACCCATATGCAACATCAGGTGACTACGCTGTTGTTGGATATAAAGGTTCAAACAACATGGACGCAGGTATGTTCTATTGCCCATACGTTCCGTTGCAGATGGTTCGTGCAGTTGCACAGGAGACATTCCAGCCAAAGATTGGATTTAAAACTCGTTACGGCATGGTATCAAATCCATTTGCTGCTGGCGCAGGTGCAATTCAGTCACAAGGTTTGGCTGCTCCTAATACCAACGTATACTATCGTAAGTTCCGTATCGACAACGTCTAAGTCGTTACGATTCTTTCTAGAGAGGCAGCTTCGGCTGCCTCTTTTTTTATGATAAATATAATATGGCACTATCTTATAACTCAGTATCAGCTAGACTTCCAGAGCTTTCTTATGTAGCTCCTCAAAACTTTTATGCAGTAGCAGAAAATTTACCAGGTGTTATTTTTAATTTACAAGGTTTAACTATACCTAATTTAACAGGAGGTGAGGTACCTCTGGCTAATAGATTAAACCCTAGTAGAGCATTTTTACCTGGTAATGGAGTAGATTATGCTGCTTTAGATTTTACCTTTTTAATTGATAAAGATTTTAACAATTATAGATCTATGGTAGAATGGATAAAAGGAATAAACCATCCTGAAAATCATGAACAGTATTCTGAATATACTAACATAGCTGATCAAGCAGGATCAACTGGATGGAATAAAGTAACAGCTAATATTACAGTTTTTGGTTGTGATGATGGAAACAATCCATTAGTACATTGGAATTTTGTAGATTGTTTTCCTATAAGTGTAGACGGTCCAACTTATGATGCATCATCAGCTAACATAGATTATATAACATCATCTGCTAGTTTTAGGTATTTGTATTTTGAAAATCAAACCTATACTAACGGAGCACTAAATAACGATATGATATGAGAGTAGTATGGGAAAGAAAAGAACAAGAGCGAAACAAATATCAAAAGGTTTAACACATCAAAGACCTTGCAAATGGAGCAAGTTAGCAAGAAGAGAATGGATGACATCTAGTAAGAGACAAAACGCACAGTTAAATGCTTTTCTTAGTTTTAAGAATGTAGTTCTTACTATTCCTAATCCAAATAAGCATGAGACAAACAAAAAATTTATTAAGGTTAACGCTAGGGAGGTTTGGGGTAACCCAAAGAGATAAAAATGAGTATATTGACTGGTAAAAATGTTTTCGAAGGAGTAAAAGTTTCACTTAACGAATGGGGTGAAGTTGAAGAGCAAGCTGTTTATGAAGAGGAAGATGGAAAGAAAAAGAATGTTACTCTTAATAAACCTTTTCTCACACCAGGAGGACCAAAAAAGCGTTCAGTGTATGTTAAGAATGAAAAGGGTAACACTATAAAAGTTAACTTTGGAGATCCTAATATGGAGATAAAAGCTGATAATCCAGCAAGAAGAAAATCTTTTAGAGCAAGACATAATTGTGATAATCCTGGTCCAAAAACTAAAGCTAGATATTGGAGTTGTAAACAATGGTAATGAGAGGTAGTGTATCAACACAACCCATCCAAAAACAAAATTTTAGAAAGCCTGCTGCTCCTAAACCAGTCAAGCAAGATATGGCTAAAGAAAATTTTATGGATGGTAAAAATCCACAAGACAAAGGTGATAGTAAACGTCATGGTGTTCCTACTAAATCATCTGTATCTAATCTTAGAAAAGTTGCAAAACAAGGCGGTCGTAAAGGTCAGCTAGCTCATTGGATGGCTAATATGAAAGCTGGAAAGGCTAAGAAGAAACGTAAAGGTTGATAAATTATGGCACCTAAAATTAATGAAGGAACAGAGGTCGCGTTACCACTTAGAAATATAATTAGTATGATTGCTGCTACAGCTTTAGGTACGTGGGCTTATTTTGGTCTTGTAGAAAGAGTTAACAACTTAGAAACAGAACAAACTATGATGCATGCTGATTTGACACAAAACACTGAATTTAGAATTAAATGGCCTAGAGGTGAATTAGGTTCACTTCCAGCAGATAATGAACAGTTTATGTTAATTGAACATTTGTCAAATGAGTTAGAAAAATTAACAGAAGAAATTGAAAGTGGAGCTGCTCCGTTTGATCAACAGCAAAAATTACAAATTGATTTTATGCTAAAACGTATTGAACAGCTTGAGGCTACTCATGAAAAAATTCGTAATGATATAATGGATCTTATACACTCAAATAATAATATGAGACCACCAACAGCAAATCAAGATCATTCAGGACACTAAAATGGAAGCAATGGCAATAGTATTAATGTTAATGAAAGCAGATCATTCTATGATGGAACTTGGTAAGTATAAGTCTATGGAAGAATGTCATGTAGCTATGGAAATAGCAAAAACACAGTTTAAGAAAGGACATTTATCTTGCCTCAAAGAAGGCGAGAAAATGAAACATTAATGACAGTAGGAACTTTTTTTGTATTGTTAATGTATTTTGGCGAACCTGTTGCTCTAAAAGAGTATACAATAAGAGAAAATTTAAGTGAATGTCTTTCCGCTAAAAGAAAAATTAATCGTACATTAAGAGGTGGTAAGTCAGGTAAGTATAATGGTTCTGTTAGAGTAGAATGTAAAGAACTTGAAGTAGAACATGATGAAGATTTTCGAATTACAAAGATTATTAGCGGGTTAAATTAATGGTTACATTAACAGATAGTGCCAGAGACTATATGAAAAAAGTAGTCTCTGATGGTAAAAGTAAATACGTATACCTATCAGTTAAAGGCGGAGGTTGTTCTGGTTTTCAATATGACTGGTCGCTATCTGAAATGAGAGGTTTTGGTCCTACAATAGATGATATATTGTGTATAGATGATATGGCTGAAATGTTTGTAGCTGGATGTACTATTGATTATGTTAATGAATTAGGTGGATCTTTTCTTAAAGTTATCAACCCCAACGCGACAGCATCATGTGGATGTGGTGAATCATTTGCAGTATAAACATATGGTCCGGGGGGCTTAAGTACATCTCAGACAGCTGTACAGATTATAAGAAAAAGAATTAGTTTTTTCTATTTTCCTCTCTTTCTTTTAACTTTTTCTTTCCATTTTGCCACCAAGTAATTCTATCCTTAATACTTTTTTCTTCACAAAAACCACAAACATGGATAATCTGATTTAATTTATTATATGTACAAGTTGGACATTTCATATATTATTTCTAGCAAACATCTTTACTAATTGAGCAACTATATCTGATCTAACTATATGGTCAGTTGTAAAACGAACTATAGGAGCTTCTATACCATAATGATGGCACATCTCTACAAATTCATCTAAAGCTTCTCCGTCATGTACATCTGATTGAGCTGGATCTCCTAATAGAACTAGCTTAGCATTTTCACCTATTCGAGTTGTAATAGCTTTTATCTCTGACATGTTTAAGTTTTGAGATTCATCTACTACTATGATACAATTTTCAAAAGAGTTACCTCTTATAGTTTCAATAGGTTGTATTTGTATTTGTTCTTTAGAAACCATGTAGTCAAAACGACCTTTTCCTAAACCATCTTGAAGCACATTCATAATGGGTTTGAGCCATGGCGTCATTTTTTCTTCTACAGAACCAGGAAAATAACCTAATGATCTTCCTGTTGATACATTAGGTCTTGTTAGCACTATTTTATCATAACCACCTTTCAAAATTAATTGAGCTGCTTTCATTCCTGTACAAAACGTTTTACCAGTACCAGCAGGACCAATACATATTGTCATTACGGATTGATCTATGCAGTCTAAGAGATATTGTTGTGTTGGATTTTTAGGTTGAATATGGAAGGCGATAGATGATTGTATTTCTTTCACGAAAGAATCTTTCTTTTTTGCTCGTGCCATTTAAATATGCTCCTGGGGGTTAAAATTAAAAAACTCCCATTGCCGTCAAGGCTGGGAGTTAAATTGAGATAAGTAAAGAACTTTACCATTAAACTATTTATAATAGAAGCATGTTGACGCATGATGAATTGCTAAAATTATGGGAAGAAGATGCAGCTATAGATAAAACCGCTCTAGATTCTGCTTCCGTAGATGTACCTAAACTACATCACAAATATCTATCTATGCTTATGGATCTTAAAGCTAAAAAAATAGCAGTATATCATAAGCTAGATGCTCTTAAGAAAGATAAAGAACTATATTACTCTGGTCAAGCAACTGCAGATGAATATAAAGAGAAGCCTTTTGATCTTAAACTTAAAACTAAATCGGGTATCGATAAACATGTCAATACAGATCCAGAAGTTGTTGCACTTGAACAGAGAATAGAGTATATAAATATTCTACTTGAAGGACTCAATCATATACTTGAGCAAATAAAGTGGAGAAACCAATCTATAAAAAACGCTATTGATTGGGCGCGATTTACTTCTGGCAGTCTATGATAACATTTAAAAAGAAGAACGATGTGTATCTCGAGTTTGATGGTGACAAAAGTGACCTGAGAATGTTGAGCGATTATTTTACTTTCAAAGTACCAGGTGCTGAGTTTACACCACAGTATAGAAATAAGTATTGGGATGGTAAGATAAGATTAGCTAACTTACGAGACAGTACTATATACGCAGGCTTAATGGGCGATATAACTAAGTTTGCAAAAGATATGGATGTAGATTGTTACTTTGAAGGTAATAAATCTGATATATTAGAACCAAGTAATACAGATTTTCTTGATCAATTTCTTGATATACTCAAACCTTACTCTAAAGGTAAACGTATTGAAATGAGAGATTATCAAAGAGAAGCGTTCAAGACGTCTGTACTTAAACAAAGATGTTTATTATTATCACCTACTGCATCAGGTAAATCGCTTATTATCTATGCTCTTATAAGATGGTGGTTAGAAACTCATGATAGAAAAATACTTATAATTGTACCAACAATATCTTTAGTAGGACAGATGTTTAGTGATTTTCTTGATTACTCTAATGAAAAATTTACTGACATGCATGGTATAACTGGTGGTGTACAAAAACAAACTAATCAAAGAGTAGTTATATCTACATGGCAATCAATCTATAAACAACCTGCTAGTTGGTTTGCTCAATTCGGTTCAGTAGTTGTAGATGAAGTACATCATGCTCAAGCAAAGTCTATACAATCTATTATGAATAAGATGATAATTTGTCCGGATAGAATAGGACTTACAGGTACTTTACAGGAAGCTAAAACTCATGAGTTAGTATTGAAAGGTCTCTTTGGTTCTATACATAAGTTAATATCTACTAAAGAACTTATGAGTAGAGATGAAGTATCTCAAATGAATATTAGACTAGTCCAGTTACGTTATGGTGAAGATGATCGTAAAAAAGTTAAAGATATGAACTATAATGAAGAGGTAGAGTTTATAATTACTCACGAAGAAAGAAATAAACTTATTGCGAAAATGGCTAGCACTCTACCTGGTAATACGCTAGTAGTATTTTCGCGACTAGACCATGGAAAAGATTTATATGAAAGACTTGACACTAACAAACAAACACATTATGTTGCTGGTGAAACAGATAAAGATACGAGAGAAGCTGTTAGACAGATGGCAGAGAATAACGATGTTGTTATCGTGGCATCACTGGGCGTATTTTCTACTGGCATCAATATACGCAATCTTCATAATCTTCTTTTTGCTCATCCTACCAAATCTAAGATAAAAGTATTACAATCCATAGGACGTATCTTACGTAAATCAGATAATGGACAAAAAGCAACTGTGTTTGATATTATAGATGACTTGAAATATAAATCAAGAGATAATTTTGCTTTAAGACATTCTAATGAACGTTTTAAGTATTATACTACAGAGGAATTTGATTACAAGATCAACTCAATAGATATATGACAGTAAAAAGAACAAGACAAAAACCTGGTGACGAGCATTATGTAAATAATATAGAGTTTACTTTAGCTTTAGATGAGTATAGTCAAGCATGTAAAAAAGCTCTATCTAAAGGTCAAGAAAGACCTATAATGTCACGCTACTTAGGAGAGTGTGTATATAAAATGGCTAATAGATTATCTCTTACTCCTCGCTTCAAAGGTTATATGTATAGAGATGAGATGGTACAAAATGCTATTCTTGGTGCTATGAAATATATGTATCGTTTTGACGGTACTCGTTTTGATAATGGCTTTGCATATGTAACTCAGATACTTTTTAGTCATATGATTCAAACTATTAAAAATGAAAAAAAGAAGTATGAACTAAACTTAAGATTGATACAAGAAGCAGAAGTATCTGTTATGGGTGATCAAGAGTTTGAAGGTGTAGCAGACACACATGCAAGATCTATTGCAGATCAAAAACTTGAAGAATTACAGAATCAGAAAGTAGAAAAAGGTAAAGGTGGGTTCTCTTTACGTACAGGTTATACTAAAGAGTCAAGAGCAGCATATAAAGGTGGTACACCGTTACGACCACAGAAGGAAAAGAAGAAGTGAAGATAGCGTTTATAGGTGACTTACATTTTGGTTGCCGTAATTCTAATCAAGTTATTCAAAGACATCAAGAAATATTTTTAGAGAAAGTTTTTTGGCCTTATATAAAAGAACAAGGTATAAAAACTATTATTCAAACTGGTGATTATTTCGATAATAGAAAATGGATTAATCTACAAACAATGTCGTTTCAAAAACGAGTTTTTGTTGATAAAGCTAAAGAGTTAGATGTAGTAGTTCATGGTATTATTGGTAATCATGATATACCTTTACGGCATTCTTTGTCTATGAACTCACCTCAGCAGATACTTACTGATGATCATATGAACTTTTATAGTGAACCTAAAGTAATTAACTTTGACGGAATAGATATTACTTTTATTCCTTGGGTGTGTAAAGAGAATGCAGAAGAAATAACATCCGTAATTAAAGCTGGTGGTGATTTGTTAGTAGGTCATTTAGAGACGCAAGGTGCAGTACTACTACCAGGTAGATTATCTGATGAAGGTTATGCACCTAAAGACTTTAAGAAATGGAAAGAAGTTATATCAGGTCACTATCATACTCAGAATAAGATTGCTAACGTTCACTATATTGGATTACCTTATCAGCTTATGTGGAATGATACTGCATCTAAACAAGGTTTTTGGATACTAGATACTACTGACCGGTCCTGGGAGTTTATAGAAAACGAATATAGTTATTTTCATAGATTAACTTGGAATGACGGTTGTGATTATAACTTAGAGTTGCTTGCAGATAGTTATGTTAAGGTAAACATAAAAAAGAAAACTAGCTTTGAAGAGTTTGAACGTTTTATAGATAAAGTAAACTTTCAAGTACCATTTGAGGTAAAAATTGTTGAGTCGTTCGAAGAATATAATCAAGAGAATGTAAAAGATATTATTCAATTGTCTTCTACTACAGAGCTAATAGGTGAATATATTGATGATGTAGCTACGGATAATAATAAAGAATCTATTAAGAACCTTATGATAGATATATATGAAGAAGCTATGAGCATCGAAGAATGATAATATTTAAAACAGTATCATATAAAAACTTTTTGTCTACTGGCAATACACCTAATGTTATTCTACTAAACAGAGTACCTTCTGTACTAATAACAGGTCAAAACGGTTCTGGTAAATCTACTATACTTGACGCTTTATGTTTTGGTATATTCGGTAAACCATATCGAAATATTAACAAACCTCAACTTATGAATACGGTTAACGAAAAAGGTTTGGAAGTACAAGTTGAGTTTACAGTCAATGGTGTAGACTATAAAGTAGTAAGAGGTTTAAAACCTAATAAGTTTGAAGTTTATCGTAATGAAAAACTAATGCCGCACGACGCAGCAGTAAAAGACTATCAGAAAAAATTAGAAGATATAATAGGACTAAACTATAGAGCTTTTACTCAGATAGTAATATTAGGTTCTGCTAGGTATCAATCGTTTATGGACTTACCAACTAACGATAGAAGAGTTATTATCGAAGAGATTCTAGATATTACTGTATTCTCAAAGATGAATAATATTCTTAAAACTAGAGCTCAAAACACTGAGTTAGATATAAAAGAAAACGATTATCAAAAAGAAATTACAAAGACAAAGATATCAGGTCAAAAAGGTTTAATTAACAACTTAGTTAATCGTTCTAAAGAGTCAGAAGAAAAAATTATACAAGAAAAAAATAAGATTGACGGTCAAATAACTCTTATTGAAGATAAAATTACAAAAGCAGATAGTGATATAAATCTTATTGAACTTATAGATGTAGTAGAGTTACAAGAAAAACTTAACAGCGCTAAGTTCAAAGGTCAAGAGATAAAAAAGAAAAGAGCAGAAGTAGATGGTAGAATAAAATTTTATGAAGATCATGATCATTGTTATGTTTGTGAGCAAGATATAGATACAACAGTAAAAAAGAAGCAAGTAACTATATTATCTCAAGAAGCGATGAAACTAGAAAGTCTTAAACCTGTTGTCATATCAACTTATGAAACTCTAGAAGAGAAGATAAGAGAAGCTCATGAAGTACAACAGCAGTATGATTCCATAATAGAAGTAAGAAGAGATTTAGTTAACCAGAAAAAAGCTTTGTTTACTTTATATGGTAATCTAGAAGTAAGAACAGAAGAGTCAGATAATAAATCTCTAAAACAAGCACAAAAAGAATTAGAAGAGTATGATAAAGAGTTTAAAGAGTTAGAAAAAGAATCTCATACTTTAGTAGAGTTAAAACATTATTACGAAATTTGTAAGATTCTACTTAGAGATGATGGTATCAAAGCTAAAATTATTAAGCAATACTTACCGGTTATGAATCAACTTATTAACCAGTACTTAGATCGTATGGGTGCTAACTATTCTTTTCATTTAGATGAGTCATTTAACGAAGTTATTAAATCTAGATATAGAGATACATTTTCATATGCTTCATTCTCTGAAGGAGAAAAAATGCGTATCGATCTAGCTCTTATGTTTACTTGGCGTGAGATTGCTAAGTTAAAAAATAGTGTTAATACTAATCTACTTATTATGGATGAAGTTGGTGATAGCTCTCTTGATGCAGAAGCTACTGATGTGTTGTGGGATATCTTAGGTGGTCTAGATAATACTAATGTGTTTGTTATTTCTCACAAAGGTCAAAACGGAGATAGATTCAAATCTCTTATTGAGTTTACTAAAGACGGTAACTTTTCTAAAATAATCGACTCTAAAAAATAATAAATAGAATATGAAATTATATTTAGTACAAATGCACAACCAGCAACCTGGTATTATTTTGTATGACTATACTAGAGCTAAAGCTAGTAAACGAGCAAAAAGAATGTTCGGTGCAGATAAAGTAGACGAAGTTATTCCAATCTCTAGACAAGATGCTGAAATTGAATTTGGTGATAACTATATGCAGCAAGCAAGATGGAATATGATGAGGAGTGAAGATATGAATGAGGTATCTGTTCTTACAGGAGACAATCCTTTTCTTGATGAAAAAATGAATATGAAAAAAGCTGATATGGGTGACGTTATTGATGATTTTTATCAGTCAGATGCTCCTCAGTTTCAAGGTAAGTCTAAAGCTAAAAGACGTCAAATGGCTATAGCTGCCAAGCTTCAAGCTAATGAAGAAGAAAAGCAACACTACAAACTATCTACAGTTTCTGAAGGTATAGATCAAAAAGTTCTTACTCAGTTTAAGACTATGATAAAAGATGGTGAAGAAGATAGTGTTAGACTACTACTGCAAGGGATGCCTAAGCATACAAAGAAGATGTATATGTCTCGTTTAGGTATTAAAGAGTCTGATAAAGTTGATGGGCGTACTAAAGCATTCAGAGAAACTATTAATCGTTTAAATATGACTAAAAAAGAAGTAGTAGAAGCAGCTAAGCATGAAATGACTGTAGATGGTTATACTACTACTCATTTTTATCTATGTCCTAGTGCTCTTAAAGCAATGACTGAACATCAAGAAGTTGATGGTGCTAAAGAGCTAACTAAAATGCAAGATAATTATTTTAAGTTCGAAAAGAAATTTATGACTTCAGAACCTTCTGATGCAGATAAAGAGAAAGCTCAATCTATGTATGAGTCAATTATCGATAAAGCAGAAGCAGCAGGAATAAAAGAAGATGTCGATGCTTACATGAAAGATCATAGAGATTCTATTACAAAAGGTGATCCCAAACCAGGTTTTGGTAAAGTTGAAGAAGATAAAACTATGATAGGGATTGCTAAAGCTTTAAAAGGTTCTAGTAAAGGTCACGCTAAACAAGCTAAGCAAATTATGAAACATGTCAAAGATATGGATAAAGTAGACGAAGATATATCTAAGATGCCTCACTCTCATGTTAAGTTTTTTGCAACTAAAAAAATACCACACGGTAGATACACTAGAGCTGAAATTGATGATGAGCATAGAAGAAGACAAAAAGTAGAACCTAATTATCATAAAGTTAAACCTTCTATTAATGAAGCAGAATTAGATGAACTTTCATATAAAACTATGAACTCATACTATGACAAAGCAAAGAGATCTCTTCATCGCGCTCACAACTCTCAGGGTGCTAATATCTTAAGAGGTACAGATCCGTCTAAAGATCAAAATACTGTAAGTAAAAGAGCAAAAGGTATTAAGTTAGCTAAAAGTAGAACTGTTGATAAAATAAGAAAAGGTCAAAGTGAAGACTTATCAGCTTATCTAAGAGCTAAAGATGCACCTAAAAAAACCACATCTACAGTTTCTGATTATATGTCATTGAAATCAGCACTCAAGAAAAAAAGAGAAGACTTAAGAAAGAGAACTAATGAAACAAAAGAAGCACCTCCAGGTACTTACTTTACTAGATCAGGTCAACTTAAGAAGGGTGATCCAGCTTCTGATGGTAAGGGCGGAGCAAAATTAGCATCTGATCCGTTAGACAAACAAAGAAAAACTATTGTCAATCTAAAAAACTATCCTAAGTAATTATAATGAATATATGCGAGTATCTCTCTTCACTGACTACGGAGCACTCAACTCCCCAGAGGTCTTTTCTGCCTTTGCAGAAGGATGTGACGCTGAAATCGTATTCAATGAAATGGACGCAGACGTTGCAGTCATTTGGTCCATATTATTCGCAGGAAGAATGGAACCAAACCGTCAAGTATGGGACCATTACAATAAACGGAATAAGCCTATCATCGTACTTGAAGTCGGAGCAATCAAACGAAACGAAACATGGCGAGTAGGTATCGGCGGCATCAATAATGGTGCTATTTTTGCTAACAAAGAAAACTTAGAAGAAGGCAGGGTAGAAAAGTTTGGTTTAAAACTCAAGCCCTGGATAGATGATGGACAGTTTATTACAATCGCTACTCAACGACCAGACTCCCACCAATGGTCCTCAATGCCAAGAGTTGAAGACTACTTACGAGATGCTATTCGGGAAATTAGAGAGTATAGCTCCAGAGATATCGTTATCAGACCCCACCCTAGAGACAGGATTACAGACTTTCCTTCAATTGCTAGAGAAGTTAGGGGCGTGTATTTCGACGTCCCCAAACATACCGGTATAGCAGATAATTATAATTTTTCAGATATCTTAGATAGATCTTGGTGTGTAGTAAATCACTCATCTAATCCTGCAATAGAAGCTACAGTTAGAGGAGTACACACATATACAGGATGTCAATCTTTTGCTTACCCTATGTCTATAAGAAATTGGAGAGATATAGAAAATCCTCCTCGTAAAGATAGAAACTTGTGGTTACAACAACTTACTCATATTGAATGGTGGCCAGAAGAAATAGCAGAAGGAAAACCATGGAACCGTTTGAAAAACTATCTTTGGTAATGCCAAGACCATCTCCAAAGATGGAAAGAATATATGCAGCGTTAGAAGAAGGTCATCCTGACGCTAAAATTAATGCTCATACATTTACAAGATATGTGCTATGGGGATTAATTGGAAATAATGTCTTATATACTAACGGTGATTTTATTTTTTGTGATATGCCTTATAATGGAAGGTATGACCCAAACAACGAACAATGGGATGAAACATATTGGAGATGGTGCTACCAAGGACTTCACGATAACAGAAAACTAGATGTACCGTCTGATAGATTTGAACAATGGCAGTTAAATATTAAGCCATGGAAAAACGATGGAGATTATATTCTTATCTGCCCGTCTTCTGAAACTATGACGTTCTTTATGCACGGGCCTAAAAATGTAGATGAATGGTTAGAACAAACAATAAATGAAGTTAAACAGTATACTAATAGACCAATTAAGATTAGACGGAAGCCCAGAAAAGGTGGTACCAGCGGCCCTTCTGTTGCTGATGTTTCTCTTGAGTCCGATCTTGCTAATGCTCATTGCGTTGTGGTTAGCGGTTCTATTTGTGCGATTGATGCTCTTGCCGCTGGTGTTCCTGTTTTTGCTACTTCTAATGTGGCACCTTCTGCCTGGTGTACTAACAGAGATTTTTCCAATATAGAAAATCCTTATAAATACGATAGAGAGCATCTCTTTTATAATCTGGCTTACAAACAATACAGTATTAAAGAAATGCGCGAAGGTATATGTTATGAAAATTCAATGCGATTTCTCTACGATAAAAGCTAGTAAACGTCATCTTTTATCTAATCCTATAACAGCAGCATTTCATGCTATTCAAGCTGCAACTTCCGAATGTGATTATAAAATAGTTCAGGACAACCCTGATGTAGTTTTTGTATTTGGTTCAATTACTAAACGAAAAATGGATACTGAAAGAGCTATTTCAATCCAACGACATAGAGATAATGGTACTCCTATTTTCTCTTTAGATTCAGCTTTGTTTTCTACCTACATAAGAAATAAAATGGACAGCCCCGAAACTTATATGTTTAGAGTTGGAATGGGTGATTGTGTAGGAACAGGAAACTTTCTAAACAAAAACTCGGACTCACAACG